ATGTTATTGTCCCACTAAATCCAAAGTCATCACCTTCTGCAATCAAGGCATTATCGGCAGCATTGATAACATGTACCTCTGCTCCTCTAAGATGTTCAGTAGCAGTTGTCTTGTCTTGTGCTCTTCTAACAGTAATTTTATTGCCAGTAATAGATGAGATGAACAGTTCTTCATCGTCAATAGCAATATAAGATTTAGCAGTTAAACCAGTTACACTTTCAACTTCAATTATCTTACTAGTTTTGGCAATATCTGCAGATATAGTAGTAGCGGCATCTCCGGTATAATTTTTAGTTGCTCTTGGAACACTAGAATAACTAAGCTCTCTTGTCGCGTTAGTTAAATCTGTTCCAGTAAGATAACTGACAGTAGACCTCTTGATAATATCCTTGGTTGCAGATGTAGCAGGGCCAAACAGATATGTTTTTGCAGTAAATCTCAACGTATAAAGAAGGACTCTCCTTGTTGTAAAATCTCCATCATAATCATCTTGCATGGTAATATTCTCAAGGATTATTGGAATATCACGTTTTTCTTGTATTGATTCTACTAACTCAACAGTTAAATTATATGATGGTTGAAAATATGGTAAAATTTGTTCTACAATTTGTAATGCATCATCATTTAATTTTGTCATAATGCTCAGTTCAAATTGCATGTTATATGGAACTGGCATGTATACTTTTTTTGACTCAGATCCATCATCTGGGTCTTTTACAGTATATTGTTGTGTTGTAGTTACTTTTCTTGCAGAATCATAAGTCATCCCAGTAAATTCAAATGACATTCTGGGCAATGTTATTGAAGTTGCTTTATTCAAGTCTGCTTGCTGTTCAATTCTTGCAAGAAACTTTTGAGTTGGTCCATAAGACAAAGGAACCCTGATAGTGTTGATCACATCATCAGAGGAATTAGTTTGTTTGATGGTTAATGAATTAAAAAGAGTACCAAAAGATACAATGGTTCTCCTTAGAATTTCGTTATAAAAATATTCAAACATTGTTTATCCTTATGGAATTACGATATACTGAGAGTGATATTATTTATGGAATTCCAAATGGGTTCTGTTCACTGAAGTCTATAATCGAATCTGCTTCGTTCTCTATGTTAATATTATCTGCAAATCCATCATCAACAGGATTGATATTTATTATTCTAAGTTCATGAGTAGCACCCGATGTAGATCCCGTGATAGTTTCTCCCTGTATGAATTCTCCAGTTACAGATGCTACTTGAAGAACACTATCCTCAGAGTTCCAGACTCTAACTATCGCTGTAGAAGAACTTATAGATCCAGTTACAGTTTCATTGAATACAAAGTTTCCAGATCCAGATCCTTCGGCATTTGAAATGGTTATTTCTGGTTCGATTATATATCCATAACCAGCATCAAGAATATTTACATGTGATATAGTTCCAGCGGCACTTACTGTTGCAATTCCTGTAGCAGTAGTAATGCCAGATACTTCTTCAACATAATTTTTCTCAGATACTTCATTAGAAATGGTTACTGTAGGTGGTGTCAAATATCCACCACCACCAAAAGTGACCGCAATTCCAGTTACAATACCACAATTCTCAATACCAAATTCAAATACAGATGTAGCAATGCCAACATTTGTGGCAGACTCTGACATGGTTAGAGAATTAGACCCAATAGATTGTACAAAGACATCTGCAGGTATAAAGTTGTATGGTTTGTTATATCCAACACTCATTCTTACTCTATCACCTACAATAATATTAGTTGTAGTAATTCCAGTAATAACGCTAGATCCTATACCAACAGTGCCTTCAGTTTTAACTGATGTGGATCTAATGGTTGCGACACCAAGTGCTCTAAAGTTTTCATCTGCTCCTCCGGGACTTGCTATGGAAACCGATGGTGCGGTTAGATATCCAAATCCAATATTAGTTGTTGTAATTCCATTAACCACTCCAGCATTTGTAATAGTGACTGTAGCAGTTGCTCTAACTGGTGATGGATTTCCACTGAAAGATATTACAGGTGCTGCAGTATATCCAAGACCAATGGTTGCTCCAGTGCCAACACACCATGGATCTGTCGTGCTATTAAATCCAACTGCTGTAACTATACCTGTTACTGCATGAATTGTTGCAATACCAACAGCAACTTGAGTAGGAGCATCTTGTCCAGATGAAGTCGTTATAGCAACTGTTGGAGCAGTTGTATAGGCTCTACCAGTTGTGCTAAAGGCAATAGACCCTGGATTAATGGAGGATCCAGCGATTCCAATTGTCGCAGCTGCAAAACTTGTTCCTGGATGATCAATTACTACTATTGGAGCACTAGTATAGAATCTACCTCCTGTGGTAATTGCAAGAGAATTTATTACTCCTCCAAGTGCTCTCGTAACAGAAGTCACCATTACACGGAAGTTATCATTTCCACTTCCACCTCTTGCTTCATAAAAATCATTAGATGGATTGGAACTTACTTCAAAGTCAATACCACCACTGACAGTTGTAAATCCAGTTACACCACCACTTCCATTAACAGAATCAATACGAATTACCGCATCTGTTCCTCCCATACTTACATTATTTGGAACCAAACTAACTGTTTCATCTGCTTGATATCCACTACCAGCATTGGATAGGCTAACATTTTCTATAATTCCAGCTTGACTAGAGTTAGAAATAGTTGCAGTTGCTTGAGCAACATTTCCTGTGCCTGTAGGTAATGCAAATGTAACTGTAGGTGCTGTTTTATAGAACACACCACCAGTTGTTCCTCCTGGGAACAGGAATGCAGATGCACCGATACTTATAGGGGCAGATACAATACTAACACCACCACCAACTATAGGACTGTCTAGGACTGCTGTAGCAGCACCACCAACATGCTTTGGAGCAGATATTGTAACTGATGGTGCAGTCGTATATCCACCTCCTCCTGAGGATAATGTAACTATTCCAACACCACCTGTTGTGGAAATACCCACTGTTGCCGCAGCACCAGCACCACTATTTGAAATAAATCTAACTCCTGGTGGACTCGTATATCCACTTCCTGAGTTTAAAATTTGAACCTGTTGAACAGATTGTGCTCCTGGATTTGCACTTTCATTGCAGACGTTAATTCCTCCAATCATTATTGCAGATGCAATACCAGTAACTCCGCTTGTTGGAGCAGAAGATATTGCTACTCTTGGTGGAGAGAGATATCCACCACCTCTATTAGTCAACCTAATAAATCTAATAGCCCCATTTAAAATACCAGCAGTTCCGGTTGCAGTTACTGCTGATCCAACCATAGTAAGTCTTTGAGTGGATCCAAGAATAGAAGAGAAAGATCCACTTCCATCACCACCACTTCCATCTATTAAACCATCGGATTCACCGCCAATTAAAACATCATCTATAACATCAACACCAGTATCAATAACCTCATCTTCATATCTAAAGAGTTCACATCTCAATTCATAAACATAGTTCTGCTGTAGTTGATAAAATGGTTTTTCATGCTCAACAAATTTAATTTCAAAAAGTCTATCTCCAAGAGGGAAATAAATCAAATCTCCTTCTTTTGGTCTTGTAGATAGTTTAATATTTTGCTCATTCTTCATCAAAGGAGAAATATAGGTCTCAAATCTTTCCTTTGAAATAATTAAAGTTAATTCTTGCTCTTGCTGTATACCAAATTTTGATAATATCGTAGTATTATCATTGTATCCCTCAAAATTGTCTATATACGCTTCGATTGGATATGCATCATCAAATTTAGATTGTATTACTTCTCTAATAATAGTTTTTTCAGTCAGATACTTCCTTGGAAGATAATGCACCTCAACACCATACATTCTCAACTGTTCGTTGATAAGATCTTGTATTAGATTTTGCTCGGACCTTGCCCCTTGTTGGAAATATGGATTAAGCATTAGATTAACCGATCATGTCAAGTGGTGGAAGTTCATAAGTGTTTGACATAATCTCTCTAATAACATCTAGTTCTTTTTGAGCATCATCATATATCTGCCTACCATTTAATTCAATTCCACCAGGAAGTTTGACACCCTGGAATTTTAATAAATTTTGCCCCCACTGCCGTTTGATTAGTTGAGTGACATATCTCTTAAGGAATGAATCATTCCAAACCCTAGTAAATGTGTTTGGATCTAACAATCTATAACAATCAATAATAAGATAATCATCCTTTGTAACATCTCCCCAATCAACATCCAGGTAAAGTCTATCTTGTCTTTGATTAAATCTTATTTGCTTCTCTGTGTTTAATGCAAAGTCCATGTCCTCAAGATATCTCTTTGTCATAGCATATGTCAATATCTCAGTAGAACTGAAATAATACATATCGTTTAAGAACATTTGATATTTCACACTAAACATATTGTTGGTCACAGTTTGTGAACCATCATATCTAAATATTTTGTTTATTCCAATGACTTGTGGGGGAACTTGAAGGTAGTTGCTGTTTTCTTCAAAAGAAAATGTAACCGTAGAACCATCTATAGTTGAGTCTGCAGTTGTCGTTACAATACCAACCGTTTTATTATCTCCCCTTGTTCTTCCTCTATCAATATCTCCTTGTGTTATTTTATATTTCAAATATGTTTGAACTACACCATCAAAGTGTCTCTCTTGAAAATATTGAAGAGCATCATCTATTAAGTCATCAATTTGCTCATCAGCAACGTTGATTTCTAAAACTGGTGCTCCCAGTTGTCTTTTACAATAGTTTATTAAGTCAGACCTACTTGCTGGTTGAGCCATGTATACACTAATTCCTTAATTGTATTTAGGTTCAAGATGAAATGGTATTAAAGACATTTACATTTCCACGAACCAATGGATACGTCGATGATCCAATCGTTACAAGAACATCATAAACATACCTACCTTCAGTTAAAGCACTGGTTTCGGTATCAGTAAGGGATATTTTTATTTTCCCATCGTAAGCACTAGTAAATCCAACTGTAAAGGTGTCTGTAGCTCCAAGAGTCGCACCAACAGCAACACTTTTTGCTATTGCGCCTGCACCAGAATAACTTGTCAAATCAAAAGCGGTGTTTGAAGTTGTCTTTACATTAAAAGTAGTAGAAAAGTCTGTTCCACCATAAATGCTTAGATTTGCCCCATACGGAACTCCAGAATCAGGATCAAAAGTTACGTTTTTAGTTGCCATTTGTCGGTATACCTATTGAAGCCATTGTTTCTTGTTGCTTATAATAAAGTTTACAGAAACACTTAGCAATATTTCTAAGTTCTTCTCTATCATCACAACTATCTATTTGACCCGCTATCTTGGTATATTCAAAACTTTTAGTTAGATTATCTAAACTTATTTCAGTTGGATCCATTGATTAACTCCTTTAATAGTGACTTAATTTCAGAAATGTCCTCTTTAAGATTAGCAACTTCCTCTTCAATATTCCGTACCTTTTGATGCTCTTTATTTTTTACTTTACGTCTCTCAACGTATTTTTCATGATCTAAAGAGTTTAGATTCAATATGGCACCGGTTCGTGGATCCCTTACGAGATCCACGTAATCTTTTACTTTATGCATTATGCTAGGGCAATAACTCTTAGGTTTCTGGCTCTTGGTACATATGTTTGATTTGTACCCGTCAACAGAATTTTAACTCTGTAAACTTTAAATGAGGGTAATTCATCAATACTAAATGTATGTTCTTTAAATTCAATTGAACCACTATCAAACCCATATGTAGGAGTTTTGGATACAAATGAATCTGGTTCGCCGTTGTTATTTGCAATATCAATAATTTGACCTCTAGAATTTAGATTCTTATATCCTGGGAAAGGAACAAAGATAGGATCAAATCCGTCTTTATTGCTAATGGCATATAATACTCTAACATCAGAGTAGTCATTAACGTGAGCATCAAAAATAACTTTCAGTGAAGTTGCTGGATTTTCCAGTTTGATTTCTTTAGAAATATACTGGCAAGCAGTAGGATCTGTCAAGATTCCTTTTACTCTAGAATCGTTTGCAATATCAGTGATTTGAGAATCAACTCTATTTGAAGAAAGGATAGTGCTAACTCTTTGTCCATCAAGCACGGGAGAAATGTGAGAGTCTGTAGTTACCAGATTGACTCTCATTTGCATGGATTTTGCCCCTTCAATATTGGTCAACTTTGCATCTTCGTTGACCTTAGAACAAATCAATCTTGTGCTATTAAGATAGTTTGGTGTATTTGGAACAACAGGTTCAAATCCAACATCAAGATAAGCAATTTCATTACCACTTAAACTTTGACCAGTTACAGTTCTAACTTCCGCACTAATACTAGTTCCTCTTGTAGTTACATTTTGAATAATTGGAGTGATAATCTCAAAGGGCATGTTTTGAGTTGCCTTGATGTTTGGTCCTCCTGTAGACCCAGTAATACCCATGTGTAATTTGGGGAAGCCAAGTGCATCATCACTTCTATCATCATTACTGGCGTTAAACTTCTCAGACATATCAAGTTTGACGTTATATGAGTCGAAAGTAATAGAACTTCCTATAGAAACGTCGCTTAAAGTATGAGTTTTATTAATTCTATGGAGGCAAACACCACCAAGTTCATATTTGTAGACTGGAGTTCCAGTAGGATAAGTGATTGGATTACTTCCTCTAGAAATACTACCGCCAATAGTGTTTCCATCTACACTACTATATTCAATAATTTCCTCTCCAATTAAAAGGTATCCTCTATTTGTAGATCCAACACTGACATTTTCAAAGTTAGAGAATGCTGTTGCATTTTCAACAGAGATACCTGCTGTAGAACTGGAGGTGTATGCGGCAGTTAACTTGGTTGGTTTAACATCTGGAAGGACTCCAGAAATAATCACTTTATTGTCAGGGAAATACATTCCGTGATTTTGATGGTTCACTTTAATATGAAGTCCATCAGTAATCTCATTAATTGATGCGATTTGAACATTCCCTCCCGGTGCGGCAGGTAGGTTATTGTTAAGAGTTTGGGCAACACCTACACTATTGAAATAATTTAATTGTGGGCCAGCGACAGTAAACTGTCCCTGAACATTATCGAGGATAAGTTCACTGGTTTTACCAATACCAGAAACAGTAAGTCTTACATTTTTACCCACCGATGCAGCACCGATAGTATCAATTCCAACAACATCACCAGTTTGATATCCATTACCACCGGATCCAGTGATAGTTGCTGAAGTAACTTGACCATTAGTAACCGCAACAGTTGCTTGAGCACCTCTGCCGTTTCCAGTTAGTGTTACAAGATTAACACCAGTAAATGTAGTAGATCCATCAGTTGGGGTTAAACCAATACCTGCATTAGAAATTGTTAATGCTGTTCTAGGAATAGTGCCAGCGACACCAATTAGAACACCTGTGGCATTTGTTTTATTTGTATGACTTGCCCCTTGGAAGAAAGTATTACCAATTTGATATCCAGAATCCTGTACAGTAGTTCCAAGTCCTACTCTAATGGTTCTAGAAGAAACCTCAAGAGAATCGGGTTGAAGCACAGGTATTTGTCTATTACCGTCAGACAATTCTGGACTATAAAAATCAACAGTTCCAGACTCAAGGAATTCTGCTCTATACATAATAAATTTAAGATCTTCCCACTGACTTGCTTCCCAAGTAGAAGCATTCTGTGATTTAAACAATGATCCAAGATATGGTTGGTTTGAGATAAACGCATCACTTAAAAGATCATTCTCACCAATCCTAGAAATATAAACACTATATTTTGTAGAGTTAGATGCAAGAGCAATTGCATACTCTAATCCACCTTCTAAGAATACTGGAGCTTTAAACTCAACGGTTGTTGCCACCGATCCATCATCAGATGTTTCAATATCTGCTGGATCAATAACAATCTCAGAGAATGGGAGAATTTTTTGTGTTGGGAAACCATTCTGCATGGTTCTAAGTTGGAAGACAACAGGGATATCCATGTCATCTTTTGTTCTAAAGTAAACATCACACTTAGTGACGAATACACCAGACTCTTCCTCAACTAAGAATGATTGTGCAAGAGGGTCATACCAACCAACAGTATTCTCTCTAGTTGTTTGCCCAACAACTTGTGATCCAACAACCTGAGTTCCAAGATTTGTGTTTACGTTTCTTTCTTGGAATTCTTGTCTTCTTTCGATTCTAGCGTTTCTAACTGAAATAATATTTTCTTGAACAGTCTCAAGTGTTCCTGAGGAAGCAAATGCTTCTTCAGCAATCGTTGTCGCTACATCTGGATCATTGTCCTCATCATTAGTGAGGGTAAATGTTTTAGTTCCAGTTTCAAATCTTGGGTGATTAACTGAGTTGGGGTTTGGAATAAAGAAACTGCCTGTTAGATTTGCAGCCAAATCGGATACAAGTCTATGTCCTGTTATGACTGCCTCTGCACCACTTGTAGAACCTTTTAGAATCATTCCCTCGGCAATAACACCAGAGTATTGACCTTGAGCTTCATTTGATAATGAGAATGTATCAACATTTAAGATAGTCGATGTTGCTGAATATACTGCAGATAAAGATGTTCCATCATAAGGACTTTCTCTAAACACCTGATCAGGTGCATTATATTCACCTTCTCTATGATTTGATTGAGCAACTCTAAATGTAATTCTTGCTTCCTCTCCAACTAATCTTCTTGCAACAGGCACAAGTCCTGGTCTCGCCATTCTACCAATAACAGTTTCACCAACTTGGAATGTTCCAGATGTCATGGATATTTCAAGAAGTTTTGGAACACAGTATTTGTCAACTTGTTCCCCATCAAAGAATGCATGCATTCTTGTAAGAGGTTTCATTCTCTTAGAAACAAATTCAACATTTCTTGACCTCATGAAAGGAATGAGATCTCTACTTACAGTTCTGTCTCCTACAGATTCACGATCAAACTGTTCATGAACAAATAACTGGGAACCAGTCCTTGATTGTTGGTCGGTTCGGATTGTCTCTCTTACAGTATCCTCAATAGTTGTTGTAGTTGTGTCTACAACCCATCTTGCAGCGCCACTACCACCATTAATCCAACCACCAACACCTCTTCTACCACCATTGGTTGTAGTTGTTCTTCTTGTAGTTGTATCATTAAATTCAAATCCAGTCCAATTAGTTTCCCAAGAATTCCAAACAACAGGGGCAAATCCTCTTTGTGGGTCAAAGTTTTCTGTTTGCTCAAGAAGTGCAACTTGAGATGCATAATCACCTTCAACATCAATAACTTTAGGTTCAATTCTTACAGTGTCTACCCAAGTATCTGATGCAGGATTTAATTCCATAGTTCCCTGCCAGAAACTAATTAGGAATGGAGTAACGCTCTCTGTTCTAGTTGCAAACGGTTGATTAATATATTCAACTTCACTATAATCAAGAGTGATAACATCATTTGCCTTTCTTATATTATTACCTTCAATAGTTGAAAAATTAAGATCTGCTGTTGGATCTACATTTACAACTGGTCCAAAAATTAAATCAATTGAGTTGGTATAATGTCTTGGTCTTAATTCTTTGTGAGCCCTATCAATACTATTGTTGACAGGTACACTTGTTTCTTGAGCATTAAACGCAGTGAAGTTGTCAACAAAGAAACCGGATTTAAATCTATTCAATCCCTCGCCATCAGGAACAAAAAGATTTGCTGTATTTGCCTCAAGTAAATTTAAGGAGGTGTAATACTCAAGACTTGAAATTCTGTTATCAAGTTTTTTGATATCTTTCATTTGATATCTCTTGTGCTCCAGGAACTTTAAAGATGCCTGACTGACATTGTAGAGATATGGGGGTAGAGTTACTGTGGCAACGTCTAAAGCATCGTCAATTGGACTTGGAGGTTGTGGAAGTTCTGATGGTGTTCCATATAAAATTTGGAACTTACCTTTTTTGTCTAAGAAAACTCTATCAATTCTTCCAAGATAATGGGTGAATGTTGTTAAAATTGATTCATCAGATGCTAATGCATTTGCCGCAGAATTTCCATCACCATCAAATGCTCTTCCAAAAAACTCAAGAGGAGATCTAGATCCCTCAGTAACGTCGTATTCTGAGACTCTTGGTCTAATATCAATTATATCAGTATTAGCGTCTCCATTAATACCCTTAATTTCTGTTCCATAATTAAAGTTTTTATATGATTCTACAGTGGTAAGATCTCCATTATCTGTTGAATCAAAAGATGCACTCTTATAATAAATTTTCAGTTTCTTAGCAGGAGCAGATTTATTCTCCTTTCTTACAATTCTTCCTTGATCATAGAAAGTATCTTCCTGACCAGTTCTAAATTTATAGTTTTCAGAGATATCAAAACTATCAGATGTAAGAACAGACACGATGGCCTGAATTCCGGTCTCTTGGAAGATTATGGTCTCTCCCTCAATAAATTTACTATCATTTTTGGATATGTATGAAATCTGTGCAGATGTTAAGGTTTCTGCGATAATGCCATTTGCTCCAGATGTTTGCCCAATAAAAGATTCTCCAACTATTAGTTCTCCGGTTGTGGTAGAGGTGCTGTTGATACTAATTAAAGAAATTTTTGGCGCTGTGGCATTATTAGTATCGGCAGACTCAAAAACACCATGGACATCAATAACATCTGGAACGTTCAGAGAAATAGTAGCATCCTGAACTCTGGTTCCATAAGGATAATTTCCATTACCATATACTAATCCATCATTTAAAGTTGTTGAACCAATACCAGAAGCTGAATTATTTGATTTGTCAACAATTATAGATTTAACTCTATTCTTAATTTTAACTTTTGATGTAGGTTTGACTTTTCTCAATGATACAATCAAAGAAGCATCGGTATCATCAGATCCAAGACCGTAAATGTTCAATCCTGTACCAGCAGAATTAATTGATAACTTATCTGCAGATAATGCTTCTGTCTCTCCATCAGATCTAATCAGAGCATATCTTTCCTCATCAAATGGTAGGAAAGTTTCATTAGGACCAGCAGTTAACTGCGAGGAAAGTTGTCCGCTTGTAATATCAACACTTACAACCTTTCTTATAGTTAAACTTGCATTAGTAAAGTCTACAGATTCAATATCAGTTCTTGGCAGTCTGGTGTAGAGGGTGCTATCAGAAGAAGGATCAAGTTTTGTAGTTACTAATCTAAAATCATTAACATCAACTGAACTAGTGGGAAGAGATCCTCTAACAATTCCTGGAACAGGAGTAACCGCAGCAATTTGAATAGAATCAGTATCAACACTCGTAACTCTTCCCATAGTGGGATCGGTGATCGTTGCTGATGGATTTGTATATTCTACAAGATTTCCAACCTTAAATAATCCCGGAAGAGCATCACTAGTGCTTCTTACAGTGCTAACTCCACCAGAAGCTTTAGTAATTGTTGCCACTCCAACTGCGATTACAGGGGTTTGAACAACATCAGCAGCAAAGGTATTAAATCCAACTAATCTATTGTTACTTCCATAGACTGATTTTACATCGGATAAATTGTAAGCAGTTATTGCTGTAGCAATTCTACCGTCATTAATTCCATTAAATACCAAACTTTCATTAGGGATAAAGTCACCCTCAACCTCATAAAGTGATACTGCATTTGAATTTGAAACAGCATCCTTAATAAATGCAGTTGCGCCACTTCTACTACCTTGAACAAAAGTAGGAACTGAAAGTGTGGTTACTTGATTAAGAACCAAATCTACTGTGGTTTGAACATCAAACAGGGAAAGGTTCCACTCATTAAGAGTCCCATTAGATGTGTCATAAGATCCAGACTCTAATCTATAATCATATACTCTGGCAACACCAATCTCTCTACCTGCAGGATCTGGTGTTCCACCGGTTCCATCTGTAGCAAGACCTACCCTCTGGTCTCTCAAACTGAGAACATAAGTATTACCAACTCCAACATCTGGTGCTCTCCAGGTTCTATTAACCCTTAAAGTTGGACCAGTATTATAAATTATTGATTGATCTTCAATAGTTGCAGTTGTTCTTGGTTTTGGAACATCAATAAAAGTTACACTAGTAATATCAATATCATATCCTCGTACAAATGCTCTACCTGGAGAGAATTTGTATAGCATCAAATCATCAGTTGGTGTTTTTCCTCCAAAAGTTAACTGACCAGCGTTATATATTCCTCTATTTCCAATTCCATTATTAAGTGATTCATGCACAGATAAATCAAATGCTTTTACATAATAATCACCGGATTCTGCATATGTTCTACGTGCAAGAATATCTGTCCAATCTTTATATCCCACTCCCCCACCAAGATCTCCTCTTTTGGTCTGAGATTTAATATTTCCACCTTCAATAATTGATAACTCAACAAACTGATCATCATTATAATCAGTTATTGGTTTTTTAAATAAACTTACTGAAATTTTAAGTCTATCTGCACCTGGTGCCGAGTAATTATTAAATCCCTGAGAGTTATCATTCAGATTGTCATCTTCATCGGCATTAACAATCTGTTCATTAACAAACAAACCAACCCTATAGTTGGGATTAGTTCCATATTGGTCAAGAATTAACGTTTCCGTATTAACATTTACAAAATGCCCACGAATAAAATATACACCCTCTTGAATTTGAAAAGCAGATCCAGTGGCAGCTGCTTCATCAGAAATTGTCGTTGCAAAAGGTGCCCCAATGGCAATACTACTATTTCCAAGAAGACCAGAAGTAATAATTTCATTACAAGTTAAATTTTCTCCATCGGAGAAAGTTTGAGTTTCATTATTCGCTGTGCTTGAATTTAAGTAGTTAATATAAAGAGTTAGATTTCCTCTTTCAGAATCTTCTGGCAAAAGAACTTTGTCTACAACTGCACTTACTCCAGAAGTTTGTCCAATAATTTTAGTTCCAACTAACTGCTGAGCATACGCTGCTACAGGAACTCCTAGATACGTATTTTGTAATTGAATACAATAGTATAACTGAGTATACCCAGTGTTACCAGGAATTACCTTTGCACCCTCTTTAAAAAAGTGCTGACCAAACCTCTCAATCTGATTCTGTAGAATAGATTGTAAAGTAGTTAATTCTCTTGCCTGAACTGGATATCCAGGTTTAAATAGCACCTTATGGTAGTCATCTACCGGATCAAAGTCATCAAAATATGGTGCTACATTGAGGTTCGTTTGCTGTGGCATAATTCTTTAGAACTGCAAAATAATTTTGATATCTTCTTTTTGGTTAGATGATCT